AGGAAACCAAAATAATGCTTCTTTAGAACATCAATACAGTTTAAAAGGTTTAACATTAGTTGAGAGTTGGATAGTTCAAAATGAAATTCATGATAAGAGTAGAATGTATGATAATACTAAAGAGGTTCCATTAGGTACATGGATGGGAACTATTAGAGTGGACTCTGATGAAGTGTGGCAAAAATATGTAAAAGAGGGAGTTGTAAAAGGATTTTCTATTGAAGGATATTTTGCAGATAAATCTGAAAGACCAAAAGAAGGAATATCTGAGAAATTAGCAGAACAGCAATTAGATGAGATCAAGGATCTATTCATAAAATTAGAAACTAAAATAATAGATGATAACTATGCTATTATTGATGATAGATTAGCATATTCAACTATAGAAAAAGCTGAGATTATGGCAATGAACATTGGTTGTGAAGGTTATCATATGCATGAACTGGAAGGAAAAGAGTGGTACATGCCTTGTGAGCAACATGAATTAAAAAAACCATGTCAAGCAGGTTGGGAAATGTATGGGACTAAGATCAAGAATGGCAAAAGAGTTCCAAATTGCATACCTATTAAAGGATAATGGCTAGAAACAAATTTATTAGTTCATCAACTTTAGTTAAAAAGAAGGTAAAAAGAAAGGGGATCCATGCTAAATCAAAAACATCTAAAAATAAAGGTGCAACTAATTATGTAAAACCTTATAATAAACAAGGTAAATGAGTAAAAACAAAAGAAAAAATCCTTATCCATCCTACACTAGTCCTAAAAGATCTACTAGGGGGTGTTTATGTGATAATGGGAAGTATCATCCTGATTGTTGTGATGGTACAATATGGGGACAAGGTGTAGGTAAAACACAAACTTAGATCAAAAATATAAATTTTTAAATCAATATAATTATATAAACATGAAAGCAACTGATACATTAAGTAAAATCAAAAACATCTTAGGGGTAAATTTATCAAAAGATGAAATTAAAAATGTAGAAGTTAAAACAGAAGAAGTTGTTTTAGCTACTATGAATTTAGATAATGGGACAGTCATTGAAAGTGAAGAATTTGCTGAAGGTAAGGAAGTATTTATTGTTACAGAAGATGATAGAGTTCCAATGCCAATAGGTGAATATACTTTAGAAGATGGTAGAAAAGTTGTAGTTGAACAAGAAGGTATTATTGCTAATATAGCTGAAGCTGCTGAAGAACCAGTTGTTGAGGAGGAAGAAGTAGAAGCAAAAGTATCATCTGAAGAATTAGCTACAGATTTTGCTACTAAGGAAGAAGTCAATGAACTGAAATCTATGGTTGAAGAAATCAAAGTAAACCTGAGCAAAGTGCTAGAAAAAAAAGAACTAGAGTTGAATGCAGTAAAAGAGGAATTATCAGATACTCCTGATGCTACTCCATTAAAACATAGTCCTGAATCAAAATCTAAAGAGATAGAATTTCAATATTCTGCAAGTAGAATGGAAACTAGTCTTGATAGAATATTAAAAAAGTTAAGTTAAACCAAATATAAAAATTAAAAAAAATGAGTAAACCAACAATTACAACTACCTATGCAGGAGCTGCTTCAAAAACTTATGTAGCAGCAGCTTTGCTATCTGGGACTACTATTGAAAATGGTGGAGTAACAGTAATGCCAAATGTGGCACATAAAGAAGTAATCCAAAAGGTGGCAGCATCAGGATTAATAAAAAATAGCTCTTGTGATTATGATGATCAAGGAACTATTGCCATAACTGAGAGAATACTTACATTGGAAGAATTCCAAGTAAATACAACATTTTGTACTAAACAATTTGTTAATTCTTGGGAAGCAGGAGAATTAGGAGTTAGTGCATTTACTAACATGCCTTCTAGATTTTCAGATTTTATTATTGGAAACTTTGCAGATCAGATTTCAGCTAATGTTGAAACAAATATTTGGACTGGAACTAATGGTAATGCAGGAGAAATAGATGGATTTGAAACATTATGGGCAGCAGATGGTGATATAATTGATGTACCTAATCCAGTAGCAATAACAGAAGCAAATGTAGTAGCTAAAATGGGTGCAACTTTAGACTTATGTCCAAATACTATTTATGCAAAAGATGATTTAAAATTATATGTTTCTAAAGATGTAATGAAAAAATACATTAGAGCTTTAGGTGGTCTAGCTTTAGGTTTTGGAGGTGGTTATGAAAACAGAGGTCAAATGTGGTACAATAACCAAGCATTAACTTTTGATGGTGTACCAATCTTTATGGCTTCAGGTATGTCTACAAACACAATGGCTTTAGCTCAAACTAGTAATTTATACATGGGGACAAATCTTCTTTCAGATTTAAATGAAATCAGAGTTATTGATACATCTGAAACTTTAGGTGATAGAAATGCAAGATTTATTGCAAGGTTTGCATATGGTATCCAGTATGGAATTGGAACTGAGATAGTTCTTTACCAAGCATAGTACTATTAAATAGGTTAATAATCCAGTAAAGGGAGGTGTAAAAACCTCCTAATACTAAAAATAAATAAAATATGAGTTGTACATTAACATCAGGGAGAAAAGTACCTTGTAAAAATAAATCAGGATCCATAAAAAGAGTCTACTTTGCAGATTTTGGAACACTTGGAGCTGTAACTGAATCAGCAGGATTAATTTCTGCTTTTGCAGGTACTCCAGTATTCTTTCAATTTGATGTGAGAGGGACTACAAATTTAGATACTGTTGTAACAAGTTCTAGAGAAAATGGAACTACTTTTTACACACAAAGTCTTACACTACAATTACAATATTATGATAGAGCAACTAGTGAGCAAATCAAATTATTAGCAGTTGGTAGACCACACATTGTGGTAGTAGATGCAGATAATAACTATTTGTTAATGGGTAAAGTAAATGGTGGTGAATTAACTACTGGTAATTTTACAGTAGGAGCTAACATGGGAGATTTCAATGGTTTTAATTTAACTTTTGAAGCTCAAGAAACAGCACCTCCTAGTTTTGTAACTGAAGCTGTAATTTTAGCTTTAGATAGCACTACACAGATAAGTACATTCCCAACAGCATAATTCAATTAAGTGTTTTTCTAATTAAAGGGGATCTTTTTGATCCCTTTTTTTTTACCTTTTTTTACCAAATTTTACCTATATTATATATTATAGTAATTTTTGATCTAAGGGCATAAAGATCAATTCTAATAAACTTTGCTATAGTTCTGATATACTACCATCAAAATCTTGAGAAAATAAAAAATCCAGTAGACATAGGGGTTGCCAAGCTGCTTTTTATTTGCATAAAAAAAACCTTACACTTTATAAAAAGTTCAAAAAATAGCATTATATAGGTATGATATATTTGAGTACAGCAACATCAGCTCAGACCTTTACATTCATTCCAAGATCATTTGTTATAAATGCAAGAATTGAAGTTAAGGATGAAGAAACTTTAGTTGTACAAACTGCAAATGTGCCAATTTCTCAAGTAAGTGGATTGGGTGCAATCAATGTAGCTTTATCATTAGAAGAAGGAAAATTTTATTCTTTAAAAATTGTTTCTATTGGATCTAACTGGGAAACAATACAACAGACATGGGAACTATTAACCATAAATTGGGAGCAAGGAATTACAAGATCAGGAGCAGCTTGGAATTTTGCAACTAATACATGGAATGAAACAACAGGTAAATGGGATGATGTTAGATCACCTAAAGAATTAGTGATATATAAAGACAGAATTTTCTGTACAAATCAAACAATATCACAAGGTGGTGATGAATATTATGATTTAATTAAAGGTGTTTACAAATCTAGTAATGCTAGAGATAATAAATACAAGGTTTATAATGGACCAACAACATAAAAAACATGAGTAGACAACATAGAAAACCTAAATTTCAAGGTGATATTAGAGTAGTAGAGTTAGCAACATATACAGCACCTTTAATTATAGAGGATCCTAGAAAGGATTTTGTAGGATATGGTGAGGATAATAATTATTATCAATATTTAATAGATCAATACATGGGATCACCTACTAATCATGCATGTATTAATGGAATATCAGAGATGATTTATGGTAGAGGATTGAATGCATTAGATAGTGCAGTTAAACCAAATCAATATGCTCAAATGATTAGTCTGCTACAGAAGGATGCAATAAAGAAAGTGATTTATGATTACTATTTAATGGGTGGTGGAGCTTTACAGATCATATATGGTAAGGGAAGAAAGAAGATAGTGCAAGTAGAACACATCCCAGTTGAGACTTTAAGAGCTGAAAAGACAGGTGAAAGTGGTGAAATTGAAGCATACTACTATTTTGCTGATTGGAGTTCATATAAGAACTCTAGTGAGCTTACAAGAATACCTGCATTTGGAAGATCTAAAGAGTCTAGAGAGATCTTATTTATTAAACCATATAAAGCAGGTTACTATTATTACAGTCCTCCTGCATATACTGGTGGATTACAATATGCATCTATTGAAGCAGAGGTATCTAACTATCATTTTTCAAACATCAAAAATTCCTTAATGCCTTCTATGTTGATAAATCTCAATAATGGTATACCAAATGAAGAAGAAAGATCACTAATAGAGAAAAAGATTGCTGATAAATTTAGTGGATCTAGCAATGCAGGTAGATTTATATTGTCATTTAATGATAATACTGAATCTCAAGCTAGTATTGAACCAGTACAGTTATCAGATGCACATCAACAATATCAGTTTTTATCAACTGAATCTCAGGAAAAGATATTAGTAGCTCATAGAATTGTATCACCAATGCTTTTAGGAATAAAAAATGCAACTGGTCTTGGAAACAATGCTGATGAAATGGAGAAAGCATCCATATTAATGGACAACATGGTAATTAGACCTTTTCAAAATCTTATGATTGATGCCTTTGATAAGATATTAGCTTATAATAACATATCATTAAAACTGTATTTCACTACACTTCAACCTTTAGAGTTTGCAGATCTAACAAATGTTACAGATAAAGAGACAAGAGAAGAAGAAACTGGACAAAAATTAAGTCTTAAAAAAGAAGAAAAGATACATAGAACTGATAACCATCCAAGCAATCTAGTTGCAGATGATCTAATAGGATTAGGAGAAGATGAAGATCTTGAAGGATGGGATTTAATATCTGAGGAAAAAGTGAATTATGATCTAGATGATAAACAAAATGAAATGTTAAAACTTACA